GTTTACACTTCTCTCGCTCAAGTGCCCATACACTGTCTGGTATCCATTAGGGTGATCGATAACCACAGCGGTTCCGTAATCTGGTCCTGGGTTGATACTGGAAACATAACCATCAAGAGTTGCTGATACAGGTGATCCAATTTTCATTGGGAAATCTTGACCTGTGTGTACGTTATTTGTTGATGCCCAAATGCCTGAGTTATCTTTAGCACCAAAACCATTTGCTGCTGCTCCGCCTCGTGGTCCAATGCCAGTATTAAAGCCAGCACCAAATCCAGAAGTTGCTCCACCAATAATTGGTAGTTTAGTAACTGCACTTGCTAAATCTTTTATTCCACTTATAACCATAGTGATGCCTGTGGACAAAGAATCTCCGACGTTAGTTCCACCAACGCCACCAACTAATCCTTTGACGTAATCCAACCTAAATTTTTCAATAACTTTTCCTAATACCTTATTAAATGCCTCTACGGTATCTGCAGCATTTTCAAAACCCTTTATCATTCTTTCTTCGCTGTTCATCATTAATAGTGTTTCAGAAGAACTTAAACGACCTGCAGCAGTTAGGGCTGTATTTGCATTTCCTCCTCCTTGCTCATTTCCACGAACTGCAAGGTCTGGATTTCTTCCTGCTGTAATATCAATCATGGCTTGATACAAGATCTCTTGTTGTCCTGCATCAAATCCCATAGTGGACATGTTGGCACCAAGATTTCCACGCAGACGTGATTCTTGTAATGCTTCAACACTACTAAATCCACGACCACCAGTCATAGCACTCATTAATTGTTTTGCAATTTGCCCTGGTGTTTTGTCTTTTCCAGTAGCAGGATCATAGGTACTGATACCGTACTGGTATAAGTTTGCTCCCATAGGACCTGATTGAAGTCCTGCAATAGAACTAGCCGCTGCTGCGTTATCCATTCCAAGGTACTTAAACGCTCCACCAACTTGAGCGGCAGTTTGTAAGTAATTAGCACTTCCTGGCATATAGCCACGACCTGCCAGCAGTGCAGCAACTGCAGCATCTGATCCACGACTAGATAATCCGCCATCCATAGCGCCAAAAGTTGCACGCTCTAACTGTGCACGGCTAATTCCTGGGGATTTTAATCCTGCTTGGTAGAACCCAACTGAGCGCTGCATCGTAAGAGCAAGATCAGGAGTTCCTGCGTAAGCAGCAGCAGGGAGTGCTAAACCTATTTTAGCCGCTCCTATAGCGCCTTGAACAAAACGACTCTGGCCCGCACCGCTGCCAAGATCTAGTGGGAATCCACCACCTTGTCCTCCTCCACCTTGGGATGAGAACTGTCCTAGGCTGGCGTTGACTTGATTAGTGCCTGGACCTGAGTAGGTCTGCGGTGCAAAGGTAGCGCCGTCAGCGCCTGTACCTGGCCGTGTGATTGCGGTTCCTAGGTGGGCACTACCGCCGTTGTTCTTTAGAACACCAGTAGCACCCTCCATGGCGGAAGTTGAAACAGTAGAAACTTTTTCAAGTGACTCATAGAGAGCGTTAACTTTCCTAGTCAGTTCGTCAACACCAGTGGTCAAAGACTTGATGTTGGCAACCATCTTGTTAGCCATGTTAGTCCTTTCCCTTTACGTATTTGGCTATCTGTAGCCAGTTCTTTCGTTCTCGTGGTGACAACTGCTTTATCTCAGTTAACGTCCATCCCTTAAAGGATTGAGTTAACGCTGCCCATTCAGCCACTACGTGACTGTATGGAAGAGTATTAGAATCGAAATAAGGTCCCGAAATTAACGGGAACTGGTACCTCGCTTCCAGTCTCAGGATCAGTGACAACGATGCTGTCAAACTGTGGTCCTGGTAGTCGCTTGTTGATCTCTTCAACAATCTTTCTACGATCAGCAAGTCCTAGGTTTCGTACCTGTTGCTTGCTGACAACTGGAGAGTTATCGATTTTTAGCACAGTGCTTTCTAACATGATGGTTGTTAATTCAGAAGAAGATTTATCCGAGTTGATAATCATCTCTCTCTGAGAAACACCTGTTGGAAGAGTTACTGTGTATTCGTGGTTCTTTCCTGATACTGAAAAAATACGATCATTGATTGGATCAGTTAATACCTTGACTTTAATATCTTTATCAAGATCAACTTCAATCTGCTTTAGTTCTGATCCAAAGTAGACAGGTACTTCTGTGGTGCGACCAAAGGTAGCCTTAAAGATTGCCAGAATAAGCATGTCTCGATCGCCTGCAAGGAGTTGATCTAACATCTTATCGTCTGCCTTTTCACTTCCAATTCGAACTGTTCCTCGTTGAAGAATGATTAAGATTGCTCGACCAATGTTTGCTGCACGAGCAATTGCTTCTTCGTCGTTGCCGTTTAGTTCTCTTACCTCTGCCTCCGTGATGACTTCCCCAGCGGCGTTTATGTAGCCGCCAGGGAGAGTCACCACGTTGTCCAAAGGAGGAAGAACTTTTACATCTATAGCCTCTGGCTTTTCAGCAAGAGCCTGGTTGATTAGGTTGTTTGCCAATGCGGGATTAGCCGCTGCACTAATTGTTTTCGTCATGTTAGTCCTTTGTTAGTCGAGGAAGTCTGCTGCTTGTGTAGTTAGGTTAGGTGCCCAGTTGAGGTCAAATCCTTCATGTACGAGTGTCATCTGCTCTACGAATAGGGCGTTGTCACCAGCATTGAGGTCTGAGTATGCAACTGATGTTGGCCATGCGTTGTAAACTTCAAAGCGCATCGCTACGTGATCTGTTGCAGAAGAGTTGTCAGTTTCACCTGCAGCAGGAATTGGGTGTGATAGGACTTGAACTTCTAGGTTGCAACGGAAGTTCTGTGCGATAGATCGTGTTGATCCACCAGCAGCAACAGTTGCAAACATGTTACGCATCCAGTCCCAGTTTTGGTTAGTACCAAGAATCACACCACGCTGTAGTGTGATAGGTGTGAAGGTTGTCTGACCAGGAATCTGGTGGACAGTGGTGTTGTAGCCACCTTCACGGTATGGGATAGAGTCTGTGGTAACCGATAGGCCAGACACAGATGTAAACCCTAGAGTGACACCCTTGAGTTTATCTAGTGTTGGGTTAGTTCCTTGGGGCTTGAATTGCACCAAGAACCTAAAGTTACGAATTGGATCGGTGATTAATGTCGACCGATTATTAATGATTGTAGGCATTTATATTTCTCCTTTGGATTAGTTCAGCGTCTTTTGGCTGAGGTCGATGACGATGAACTCTGCTGGATACTGAAGAGCCACACCAACTTGGATGTGAACCTCTCCATTTGCAATCTGCTGTGCGCTGTTGTTTTCTGCATCACACTTGATGAAGAATGCTTGAGCGTTAGTTGCTCCACGGAGACCGCCTTGGTTCTTGTACTCGTTCAAGAATGAGCCAAGAGTCGTACGAATCTGTGCCCATAGACGTTCATCATTGTTCTCAAACAATGCAAACTCTGTAAGGTTCTGAAGATTCTTACGTACGTAGTTAAGTGAGCGGCGCATGTTGACATACTTGTTAGCAGTGCCGTCTTGCTTCAATGTTCGAGCACCCATCACAGATAGACCAGCGCCAGGGATCTGACGGATTGGGTTTACTGGAGATGTGCTTGCGTTTAGTGAGTCAAGTTCAGTTGAAGTGAATGTCTTCTCTACAGAAACAATTCCTTGTACAGATGCACCGATACCTGCTGGAGCCTTGAAGACACCACGGCTTGCATCTGTTGATAGGTAGAGTCCTGCTACCGCACCTGATGGACCGATCTTGCGTAGTGCACCAGCACCACGTCCAATTGGATCAGAGATAAATACGTGTGGGTAGTAGACAGCAATTGCTGATGAGTCTGTAAGAGATCCAGCAAATGAGATTGCGTTTGCAACAGTCTGGCTAGGAGCAGTTTCAGCAACTACGAATGAGTTGTTTGTTTCTGCCCAGCCTGATGCTGCATCGTATACATCTGCTTCATCTGCTGACAGGCTGTGAATTCCTGGAAGGAATATAACAAGTGGACGAGCAAGAGGTGAGAAATCTTCAAAGACTGCAGATCCTGTTCCCTTGTAGTCTGTGTAGTCAGCGGCTACTGGAGTAGTTCCATTTGCTCCACCTGTCAAAGGATAGGTAGTTGATACTGGAACACCTGAAGCGCTGCTTGAAATTGAGATGTTTGGTGATACTAGGTTGACCACTGTCTCAGCAAAATCGCTAGATGCTGAGTCATCAAAGACAACATTCTCATAGCGTTCTAGCAAGATGTCGTCGTTAATATCGTTTGCTACACCAGACTCCTTGTAGACAGTCAGTGTGTATGTTGAAGAGACTGAACCAGCGGTGACAACAACACGTAGGTTGTTTCCATCTGCTCCAGCGTTCTTTGATGTGACAGTAGCAACAACAAGACTTCCTGATGTAAGGATGTTTACGTTTGCTGAATCAGCATCATCTGCAAGGAGGCGCTTTACAAATAGTTCACGACCACCGTTGGCAAAGAATGACCCTACACCAAAAGTGGCTGGGTATGAAGCGTTGTATCCACCAAAGTACTTAGTGAACTCGTACCAAGAAGTAACAAGCGTTACAGTTTCTGGGCCTTGTGCGAAAGGTGCAACAACTGCACCAGCAGAGTCAGCACTTACTCCCGCAGGGAGTGTTGCTGGTAGTAGGCGTTCACTGATGTAAACACCTGGGCGGCTATATGCCATTTTTTCTCCTAACTAGTTGGGTAAGGGTTCCTTATGGTGCCGTTATTGTGATCGGTTCTACAGCAGTAAACTCGCCACGACCAATGACTTGGCTGCCAGTTGTACCTGTAACGTTGAGTTCTTGTACCTTGTAGAATTTATTGAATGTGGATGGAGCGATCTCGCTAGAGACACGCACCGTAATTGCGTTTACGAATAAACGCTTTCCTTGCTCTGTAATATCTCGCTTAGAGATATCAAGAACATCCAGACGACGTGTAGTTCCGAGTTGGGTATTAGGACCCACATTCAAAACTGCAAATCGTAATGGAATCTTTGTGTACAGCAACTGCGCCAAGATCTGACGATCATGACGTGGCTGACGTGCATAGGTAGTGATTTGATAATCAATATTTACTGGAACAGGAAAGTCCATGTCCTTACCGTGCAGGTCTGTATCCCAGTTAACACCTGTTGTTATAGTGTCTGGGTCTTCGTAATAGCCAGGACTAACTTTGCCACGATGTGCACGATCAAACGCTTCTGCTATATCGATCATGTCGATAGTGATGTAAGGGTATGACTGATTACGGATTTCCTGATCAGGTTGACCAAACCACACGCCTACCTTGCGTTGTGGTCCATCATTTGTATTTGACTTCTGATCAGTAACGACCATGTCCTTAAACAGATTGCGGAGTGCTTCATCTTCATCTAATAAGAAACTCATAGGTGAGCCTCCAGATGCTGGAAGAGGCGGTTGACTAAGAAGTTCTCTGACTCAGCGGTGCGGTTTGCTGTATGACGAATTGCTGCACTTGGCTGTCTGTCAGGAGTTCCGTACTCGTAGTCAAGTGCTTCTTTGTAGTGCTTCTCAGCAACGTTAGCGTTGAAGCCATTCTTGCTGTAGGAGACACTTGTGCCTTTCACAACGTGAGATGGCCAGCCATTTGCTTTTGCTTCTGAACGCAGATGTGCTCCTACAAGACGAGAGGTCTCGTGGCTTGCTCTGTGAATGGAACTAAGTACGTGGTCTTTCTTCACTTCTTTTTCCTGGCTTTCGCAACGGTTTTGCCAGCAACTTTTCCACCGACGTAGCCTGCGATAAGACCAGTAATAATTGGTTGCTTGTCCTTAGGGCGATAGCCGAATGCACCACGCATAAACTCTTCGACTTCATCTTTGCCGTTCAATTCAGCGGCACGCTCATACCAAGGCTTCCAAGCCATAATAAACCCCTTTATCGCAAGTAGTGGGAACTACACAGGCACCGCAGCGGTGGTCTGATATTGCAATGATAAATGAAAAAGCCACCCGTAGGTGGCTTAGTCATTACTTCTTTTTAATCTTTTTGACTATGGCTTTATCCATCTTGCGGTCGTCTTCCTGAGACTTAGGCTTGCGGTGCTTCTTGTCCATCTTCTCAAACATAGCCTTCTGCTTTTTGTCTAGACCCTTGGTGGTCTTGGCATCCTGCTTCTTGTCTGAGTCCTTGGTGTATTTCACTACATGCCTTTTTTCTTGTTCATAGTCATCTTT